ATGAAGACCTGGACGGAGCAGGAGCCACAGCAGCTATGATTGAGAATCTGGACGAATTCTATTCCGTAGTGAAAGATGCAATCAGCCAGTGGTCCGATGGCAAGGTATCAAATATAGCAAAGAACGATCAGGAAATTTCCGAAGAGGAACTGGCAGTTATGAAATCTGCACAGGTAAGGCTGAACGAGGCAATTCAGAAAGCTTCCGAGAAAAAAGAAGACGGACCAGAAGACGATGAACCGAAAGGAGACGGAGAAGAAATGAAAATTGACAAGAGCAAACTGACAGAATCTGAGAGAGCGTTTCTTGAAAGCATTGAAAAACGCTACGGTACAGAGGAAGGGGCTGGCAAACCGGAAACACCACCAGCAGGAACTGCAGCGCAGGGGACTTCTCAGTCCTCAGAAGAGGCAGTAGCAAAAGCCCTCCAGACCCTTGGACTTACAGGTGCTGCGAATACCGGAGACGCTGGAACTGCTGATACCGGAGATGATATTTTTAAGGGCTTAAATCCTGGCTTAAAAGCACAGGTTGAAGCACTTATGAAATTTAAGGCTGATGCAGAAGAAAAGGAAATGAAAGAGATTTGTAAACGGTATGCAATTCTCGGAAAGACAGAGGAAGAGCTTCTGCCGGTACTCAAGAGTACAAAAGCAGTAAGCCAGGAAGCATACGATCAGGTAATCAAAACTCTGAACGATGCGAAAGCTGCTGTTGAAAATTCTGGCACATTTTCTGAAATCGGAAAATCCGGACACGCTGGTGCTTCAAAGGGACCAGATGCGAACTCTGCTGAAGGGAAAATTGACAGCATCGCAAAGAGCTATGTTGAGAAAAATCCAACAATGAGCTATGTGGACGCATTAGCAAAGGCGTGGGAAGACAATCCGCAGCTGGTGCTTCAGTACGAAGAGGAAACAGGAATTTAAGAAGGAGGTAAAAAACAATGGGTAAGAACTACAACGGAACACAGATCAGTCAGAGCGTAACAGTTTCCGAGGTGGCCGGAGCTACCGTTGAAGACTGCAGAAATAAGATTTTTGTGTATGACGAAAACGGAAAAGCAATCCTGGCCACGGGAGGAACAAAGCCGTTCATCGGTGTGGCTCTGATCGAAGCAGGTATCAATGATATGTTCGGAGAAGTATCTGGAAAGGTGGAGGTAGGAGACGACATCGACATCCAGATTAAAGACATCGGATCAGTGATTGCAGGAGAGGCCATTTCCAAAGGCGATGAAATCACAGCCGGGGCAGATGGAACAGCAGCAAAGGCAAAAGCCGGGGACTATGTTCTTGGTATTGCACTCAGTAAAGTTGCCAAAGACGGATATGCCAGAGTGCAGATCAGCAAATATCAGAAAAATGCGTAAGCAGGAGGTAAGAAAGAATGGGTAGAAAAGTAACACCAGCCGATATTCAGGTGGAAATTGCAAAAGGAGCCTTTAGACCGCACACAGCACTGTCTAATATGGCTCTTTCTTATTTCCAGAGTGACAAAAATTATTTTGCGAGAACAATTTTCCCTCTGTGCCCGGTAAGCCTGTCAGCTGATAATTACTATATTTTCAGCAAAGAGGATTTACTGAGAGACAGCTGGAAAAGAAAACCGGCATACGGAAAGGTTGAGCCGGCAGTTCTGGGAGAGAACGGACAGACCTATGCCTGCCAGGTAGATCAGATGATCGTAGGTATCGATCAGATTCGTCAGACAGATCTCATCAGAAGACAGGGACCGTCTATCAGAGATCCGAGACAGCAGAGAACAAGAATGATCGCAACCCAGGCAAACATTCACCAGGACGTGCTGTTTGCAAAGAGTTTCTTCAAAGCTGGCGTGTGGGAGAATGAGTTTACTGGTGTAGACAGTACATCCGTATCTGACAATCAGTTTATCAAGTTCTCAAATGGCAATTCTGATCCTATTTCACTCATCGAGGAAAGAGCAACCGAGATGGAAGAACTGACAGGGCGCAGACCGAACCGCATGGCTCTTGGCGTAAATGTTTACAATGCGCTGAAAAAGCATCCGGCAATCCTGGAGAGAGTAAAATACAGCGGATCAACAGCCAACCCAGCTATGGTTAATGCGAATGTTCTGTCTCAGCTGTTTGAGATGGAACGTCTTTCTGTTCAGCGTTCTATTATGAACAATGCACAGCTTGGAGAAGAGGCAAATATGCAGTACATTGGCGATCCGAACGCATTCCTGCTGGCATACGCTACAGATTCACCGGCAGTAGATGAGCCGAGTGCAGGATATATTTTTACTTGGGATATGTTAGGAAACGGAAATGTACTACCGATTCGTCAGTTTGAAGGCGAACAGGGAACTCACAGTGAGTTTATCGAAGGCCTCATGGCAACCGACATGAAAAAGACCGGAGATGATCTGGCAATGTTCTTCAAGGACGCTGTCTAAGGAGGGTAATTATGAAACTGATTGCAAAGAAACCTTGTAGCTTTGGCGGCAAGGCTTTTTTCATCAATGACGAGATCCCGGTCAATGCCGTTCTGAATCCAAAACAGCAGGAAGAACTTGGAGTGCTGTCTATTGTTTCTGAGGGAGAAGCCGCAACCGGTATTCTGGAAACAGGCTTCCAGGAAACAGATATTGCAATCCCGGTCTTCAAAAGCTATGACGGAGATACTGCACAGGTAATGGGGATTCCACTGAATATCGGGGAAATACAGGAAGTTTTCTCTATCATGCAGATGAACGTAGAGGAAGCTACGAAAGCAATCGAAGCCGCAAAATCTGAAAATATGCTGATTGTGATTCATGCCTGCGATTCACGTGCTGGAGTAAAGAAAGCGGCTCAAAAGAAAGCAGACAACTTATCCTCCACCAATGGGAGTACAAACGATCCTGCAGGCGGTAACGAGTTCGTAGACCATAGTACGCAAGACGAAACACCGTCTGGAAAATAATTCGGAGGTGAACCCTTATGGCAAAAGGCACATACACCTATGAACCAGGGAATATCACAACTGCAGGACTTGATCTGATGAGGTTTGAACTGGGAGATACGATGGTAGAAGGTGGGGCAGATACCTGTGCATTGACAGACGAAGAAATTTCAGCGGCTCTGAAAAAATATCCGAAGAAGTGGAAAAGAGCAAAACTCATGTTGCTGGAAAGCATCTGCAGAAGGTTTGCGTTTGAAGTGGACACGAAAGAAGGTCCACTTTCTTTTTCACTGTCTGACCGGGCAAAAGTCTGGAAAGAAGATTACCTAAGTCTGAAAAAGGAAGTAAGCCTGGAATCAATGGCAGTTCCATCACCGCCGACCGGAAACAGCTATAAAGAACCGTATTTCTATACAGGTATGCTGCGGAATCCAAGAACAGGAAGGCTGGATGAATGATGAGAAGAGCAATGATGTATCTGCGGCCAGGAAATCTATATAAAGAGTTTGTGATCGAAGATAACAAAGCTGATATCGGTAAAACAGGAAGGGCCACAGCTTCGTTTTCTGGTGATGGAAGCCGGACGCTAAAGGGAGCACTTGCGGAAGCAACACCGAAGCAAAAGGTTGAGTGGCAACAGCTTCAGCATCCGATTTCCCACACGATCATACAGGATGGACGGCCAAAGGCAAAGGCAGAAGACAAGCTGATACTGGGAGAAAGAATATTCTTGATTCAGGGCATAGATGATCCGGGAAGTATCGGAGTTTGCACCATTTACTATGTCGAGGAAAGGATGGATGTGAAGTGAGGTTGTGGATAGATACGGCAGCACTTGGAACAGCAGGCCAAGCAGTACAGGCAAAGGTTGGCGAAATGAAAGCCAGAGTAAATCAACAGGTGTTGTCAAGAGGAACAAGAGCGGTCAACCAGCTCAGAAACGCCGAATTGGAAGTCCTCAGAGGAAAAGGAAGCGGAAGAATTTACAGGAAATATCCATATAAGTCAACCTACCAGGCATCCGCTCCTGGAGAACCTCCGGCAAGGCGTACAGGCAATTTAAGGTTGCATTGGACAGGAAATGTAAAAGGCGGTGGAGGCAATATCACTCTGGAGCTTGAAAGCACAGAGTTTTATGCCGGTTATTTGGAAAACGGTACAAGAAAGATGGCACGAAGACCATTCAAGGACCGGATCACACAGAAAGCATTGCCACCGATTAAAGCAATCTTTAATGAACCATATTTGTAGGAGGTGATGCGTAGAAATGAGTCTGATTATGGACAAACAGGAAAAAGTGTTTGATTGCAGCACAATTAAAAGGGGCGATCTGATAAGCGCACAGCATTCCTGTTGGAAAGAACCGAAATCCGGAATTGTATCTGCAATTACGCCGGAGGAAATCAAGATATTATATCAGCCGGCTATTGCGAATGTTACCAATTTTCTCACAATCCAGGCAGATGATGTTGTGACAGGCCAGTGGAAAATCCGCTGGTCTGAAAATTTGGAGAGCATTGAAGAATATGATTCGGAGAAAACGGAGGTAAAAGCGAGTGATTCTTGAAGAGTTGATGCATGAACGATTTGCCACGTATTCGTTTTTTAAAGATCAAATGGCGGTATACGCTGGACTGCCTGCAGTTTTTTACCAGGGAGCACCGGACGATAGGCAAAAAGGTTGGGAAGGAGAACAGTACCCGAGAATCGTGTATACGATTGATATGCAGGCAGATGAAGAGAGGAAAAGCGCAGGTGTTATGCAGGTAGATCTCTACTGCGATGAGAGAAAAACTCTTCCGGAAGATATCGAGCCATACATCAGAAAGTGCCTGGTAAATCTCATCGTGAAGCCGGAAGGAAATTCACACTATGCGTTTGCTTGGGCGAGAACAGAAATGTTTTCCCTGGAACGGAGTGCGAGAGATAGAGGCGTTGACACAATGATAGTTGGAGCCTCTGTCCGGTTTGATATTCTGGAGTACAGCCGGCAGGAAACAGCGAATCCAGACCCAGTACAGGCATTGAGCAGATGGTTGAAGGACCTGGAAAAAGAAAGCCTGGTTATAGGAAAAGATCATATTGAAAAATTCTTTGAGCCGAGTGGAGAACACCCGGCTTTTTACGTTCGTGTGCAGTCGTACAAAACGAACAGAGCGACCTATGCGCTTACATGGGTGGATTGCAATTTGGCAATTCATATTATCGTGCCGGAGCCAGAAAACCGTAGCCTATGGGCGAGGTACATTGCAGACAGACTGAATATGGCAGGGGAAGTAATCATGCTGGACGACAGCCCAATGCTGATATTCGAGGTGTCTGTAGAGAATAACGCCGATTATCTGACAAGAGGACAGGTTATGGTGAAGGCACAATATTCTATTCCAAGGATCGGTGAGGTTGAACACCCACTGAGCAAGATTAAAGTAAGCCAGAAGGAGGAAAAGTGAATGGCAACAAAAAAAGTCGTAGAAGCTGCGAATACAGCTGAAAACAACGAACCTTTAAATTCCATTGCTGAGGAAGAAAAAAACGAAGCCAGACCCGGTAACGAATCCACAGCAGCATCAGAAGGGGAATCTACCTACACAATCAATGAGTTTGCAAAAGCAGCGGCAACAGCGTTTGAAAGGCCTTACAGTCCGGATATCGTTCGTGCCGCTTTTCTTTTGGCAGGAGTAAAAAAGGCAACTAAGAAGGAAGCTTCAATTATCATCAAGAAATTTTTAGGCGAGGAGGTAAAAGAATGAGCGGATCGTGGAGAGTAGGAGAAGAAAAGGAACGCCCTGGCGTATACAGACGTCATGTTAATGCAGGTGGTTCAGAGATCGCCGGTACTGCAGAAAATGTAGGTCTGGCAGTAGTAAGTGGAACTTGGGGACCGCTGAATAAACCAGTTGTCACAGATGCTTCCGATGATATCGCGTCAATTATTGGAAGCGGAAAAGGAGCAAACGTGATTACCCAGATGAGAATTGGCGGCGCCAATACCATTATGGTAGTAAGAGTCGGATCAGGTGGAACTCCGGCATCCGTAACGCTGAAGGACAACAAGGAAGCAGATGTTGTAACACTGACTACCCTGTATCCGACGAGCAGAGCGTTGACAGTAACCATCAAAGAATCTCTGGAAGATGAAACTCAGAAATTAGCAATCATTCAGGAAGGAACAAAAGAGCTGGAAGCGGTGGCATTCACCGCGGGAGCAACCGAGGTGGCTGGAATCGTTGCTGCTTTTGCAGACAGCGTATACGTAAAGGCAGTCAAGAAAGCTGATGGAAGTGGAACCCTGAAAAATATTTCTCAGTCAAAATTCTCCGGAGGCACAGATCCTACAGTGAACACAGAGGCATACAGCGCAGGTTTCGAGGCGAGTGAGGAAGAAACTTGGGATGGCGTTGCTGTTGACTCGGATGATCCGGCAGTGCATACGCTTCTTTACACATTCATCAACAGAAAGTTTGAAGAAGGAATGTACCCGTATGCTTGCGTTGGCGAGCCTAAGAGCGTAGCGATCGACACAAGAATCCAGCACGCTGCAGCTTTTAACGATTACAAGATGCATTACGTGCTCAACAGTTGGGTTGGTACAGATGGCGTTGTCTATGAAGGTTATCTGGCGGCTGCGAGAATCCTTGGAATGATTATTGCGGTTGCATCCAATGCCTCACTTACTCATTCCGTAATTACAGGAGCGGCAAGTCTGAATGAGGCATTAAAGAACGCCACTATTAAAAAAGCACTTAAATCAGGCTGCCTGGTCCTTTCTCTCAGCAAAAGCCGTCAGGTATGGATCGAGAAAGCAATTAACACGCTTACTGTTCTTTCAGCAGATCAGGATGCAGGCTGGAAGAAAATCCGCCGGATGAAGACAAGATTTGAGCTGGAGGATCGTATTGATGCTACGCTGGAAGCGATGGATGGAACCATCGACAATAACGATAACGGACGGGCAACAGTAATGTCTGCAATCGTTGATATTCTGGATGCGATGGCAGGTGAAAATAAAGTAGAGGCCGGAGGAACGGTAACGCTTGATACTTCCAACCCGCCGAAAGGAGACAGCGCCTGGTTTAATATTTCAGTTGACGATATCGACAGCATGGAGCTTATTTATCTGACATATCGTTACAGATTTGCTCCGGAAGACGCGGAAGAATAAGAAAGGGGATAAGATACTATGGGTATTATCAATACACAGGCAATTGCAGATGCAAGAAAAGCCCGCACCGGAAAAGATGGTGCGTTATACAACGGAAGAGGAAAACTTCTGGCTAGAGTAGAAACGTTTCAGTCACAGATGGCAGTGAGCAACCAGAAGTATCATCCACTTGGAACGCCGAGAGAACAGGAAGTTCTGGACACGATTGGAGTAACACTCACATTCACTGAATGCGTAGTGGACGACAGCGAGTTTATCAGCGACCTTACGGCAATGCAGAACACTGGTATTCAGCCGAATTGGAAATTCCAGGGAGTGTTAAAAGGAAGTAATGGAAGCGAAGAGCGTTTCATTTATACAAACTGTGTACCATCTGGAAATATTGACCTGCAGAATATAGCGGTTGGAAGTATCGTAAAACGTCAGTGGTCCCTGTTTGTGAACGGAGAGGTAAAACTGCAGGGAAAATTAAAGGCCTGAGAAGAAAAAATTAATAAAAAATAATACATAGGCCGCGGCGATATGCTTGCGGCCTTTATTTGTTTAGGAGGAAAAATAAAATGGCAAAGACTACAGAAAACACAACAGAAGTTCAGATGACACCGGAAGAGACAAAAGCAAATGTGAGAATGTATGAAGACGATATTCTGGGCGGCCTGATGGCTGCGGCTGCTTACAAAACAGATATGGATGAGGTAGCGACGATTCAGATTATCAGACACAAAGCGATTGTTCTGGAGTTTCGAATCCGGCCAATGGCAGAAGATGAAATGGCCAAAATCAAAAAGAAAAATACAATCTACAAGAGAAATAAAGCGAACGGCCTGAGAGTCGCAGAAAGTGTAAATTCTGCAGATTACCGCTCTGAGCTGATTTATGAAGCAACTATCGAAGAAGACAGAGCAAAAATCTGGGACAGAGCAGATGCATGGGAGAAATGCAGTGTAGTAAACGGAATTGGCCTGGTCGATGTTGTTCTGAAGGCAGGAGAGAAGGATGCGATCCTGGAGAAGCTGGATGAAATTTCTGGATTTACACCGTCCATGGAGGAAGTGGCAAAAAACTGATAACCGCCGGCGGTAAGACAACTCTGCTTCATATCATTTTCCAAAGACATCATATTCCATTCGATGAGGTACTCGATAAGCCAAAATGGGCGCAGGCTTTAATGCTGGAATCAATGAAAATTCAGTTAAAGGAAGAAGAAAAGCGCAGGAAGGAAAAACAAGGAATCGTAGAAGACGAGGAAGGAGGCGAATGATTTGGCAGAAACCGTAAGAATTGAAATTCCGGTGAGTGTGAAGGATAACACATCAAGTGGAGTACAGTCGGCAACCCAGAATTTATCCGGGTTCGAAAAAAGCATGAAAAGAACCGAACAGCAGTTGAACAGAATAGACCGAGCGCACCATATAAGAGTTGATGCTGATGACAGAGCGTCAGGAACAATCAACAAGTTGTCAAGCGCGACCGAAAGTTTGGACGGAACAGATGCAGACGTAGATATTTTGGCGAGTGATTCAGCAAGTCAGATTGTCAATCAAGTTGAAAATCAGATTAATGCGCTGGATGGTTCAGCAGCAGACGTGGATGTGGGGGCAAATGACACTGCTACCCAAGTAGTGAGTGCGGCCGGCGATGCCGTTGAGAATTTTGATGGACAATCCGGTGACGCAGAAATCGGAACCGATGATAGCGCTACTCCGACCATACGAGCGGCGGAAGATGCAGTGGAAAATTTCGATGGAAGTTCTGGAGATGCGGAGATTGGGGCAGATGATGGAGCAACACCAGTGATACGGGCGGCGCAAGATGCAGTGGAAAATTTTGGCGGCATGTCTGGAAATGCAGAAATCGGAGCTGACGATCAGGCGTCTCCAGTAATTGATTCGGCCAGGGACAAAGCAGAATCCTGGGCCGGCTCTGTTTTTAATGCCACGATAGGTATCATTGATAACCTGACAACACCAATGCAGAGCGTACTTAGAGCTGCAAGTAGTCCTATTGTGCAGGGAGCGTCATTGTTGGGAGTTTCACTTGGAATGGCGGACACTGTAAATACATTCAAAGATTTTGAATACATGATGTCTCAGGTAAAAGCGATATCCGGAGCAACGGGACAGGATTTTGATGATCTAACGGCAAAGGCGAAAGAAATGGGGGCCACCACAAAGTACACCGCCGAGCAGTCAGCCGAAGCATTTAACTAAAGGAAGGGATTGTAACGTGATCAATGCGTAGTTGCAATCTGTGGTGTCTGCAATGAACCTATCAAGTAGATTGCAGATTATGAGCGAGGAAAGAAGCTGGGAGGTGGTTTGCAACCATGGTCAGAGTGTTAAGGCTATGTGTAAAAGCATAGTCAACCGCAACGCGTAGATGGTGAACCTGTAATTGAGATATCACAGAATATAATCCGTCCAAGAGGCCTCGCTATCGGATAGGGTGCCCTGCAGAAGGGGACGGTAAAAAGGTACGCTGGACGTGTCCTGTAATGGGGCAGATGCAAGGACAAAAAGCCTTGCGATAACAATCGACATGGCTATGGCTGGCTGGCAGCCGGATCAGATGATCTCTGGTATTTCCGGTATTATGAATCTGGCCGCGGCCAGTGGAGAGAGTCTGGCAAGTACCAGCGACATCGTGACAGATGCCCTGACAGCGTTTGGATTGAAAGCAGAGGATTCTGGACATTTTGCAGATGTATTGGCGCAGGCCAGTGCAAACGCCAATACGAATGTTGGCATGCTCGGTGAGTCTTTCAAATATGTGGCTCCAGTTGCTGGCGCAATGAATTACAGTGTAGAGGATGTTTCCCTTGGATTAGGCCTCATGGCAAACAGTTCCGTGAAGGGATCGATGGCCGGAACAAGCCTCAAGACTGCATTGGCAAATATGGCAGCACCTACGGATAGCATGGCGGCCGCTATGGAACGTTATGGAATTAGCTTAACCGATGATACCGGGAACATGAAAACGTTTAAAGGTGTTATGGATAATCTGCGAAGTAGCTTAGGCGGACTTTCCGAAACAGAACAGACGGCGGCAGCATCCACGATTTTCGGCAAAGAGTCAATGGCTGGAATGCTCGCTATTATCAATGCCAGCGAGGAAGATTATAACAATCTGACTGAAGCGATCTACAACGCCGATGGAGCGGCACAGGAAATGGCCGATACAATGCTGGACAATTTAGCTGGTTCAATGACTTTGATGCAGAGTGCAGTAGAAGGAGTGCAGAACTCTTTTGGGGAAAGGCTTTCCCCATATCTGAAAAGTGCAGTTGATGGTATTACTGCAGAAATGCCGGCGGTAGAAGAAACGTTGAACAATATTATGGACGTTGTAGACGGAAGAGCTGCGGCTTTCAAAAGGAGCATCAAAAGTATGACAAGCTCTCAAGATTGGCAGAACTCTGATTTCTTTGGCAAGATTGATATTGCTTGGAACAAAATCATTGCCGAACCTTTCTTGAGTTGGGCAGGATCAGAAGGTAAGTCGATGCTGTCACAAGGAATCGGAAAACTGTTTTCCAGTGCATCAGCAATCTTGCCAGGCGGCGAAAAAGCAGGGTTGACAAGTTGGCTAAGCGCAGGTTTGCTTGGCATTGGAGCATCAAAATTGATTAGTGGAGGTAAAAATGTTGCAAGTGCATTAGCCCCCATCGGATCGGCAATAAAAAATATAGCATCAGCAGCCTCCGAAGCAGATACCGTCGGAGGATTTTTTTCGTCTTTAACAGGTATGACCTCTAAGGCGGGAATGATTGGAATTGGAGCCGCGGCCATAGTTACGGCTATTGCCGGAATTGCGGTAGCGATAGATAATTATAATTCCAAAGTTCTCAATGATAACTTGGAGGAGCATTTCGGCAAGATCAAGCTGTCGGCAAAAGAGGCGGAGGAAGCGGCTTCTGGAATCTTGGATGCAAAATATTTGGTAAATGTTGAGATGGCCATCAATGAATTTAAGAATGCAGATGAGTTGAGAGCAAAAGCAGAGGAAGCACTGCAGGCAAATCAGGCATTGACCTGGAAGAGCAGTGTTGGTATCGAGTTGACCGCAGATGAGCAGCAGTCATACAAGGATAATGTAACAACCTTTGTGGAGAGCAAAATTTCCGAACTTGAAAGCCGGACATTTGCCGCACATATAAGTGTGCAGACATTTTTGGGAGGTACCAAGGAAGGCGAAAGTTTGGCTAGCAGTATTGAAGAGTGGGCCCGCGCGGATCATCTGGAATTGACAAACCTGTCCAAAGATTTGCAGACAGCTGTAGAGAATGCCCTGCAGGATGGCATCATTGATGTTGACGAAGCGAAGGCAGTAGCGGCGTTGCAGGAAAAGATGAACAGCATAACTGGTAAGTGGAAGCAAGCAGAAGCGCAAGCACAACTTGATTGGATTAACCAAGAATATGGAAGTTTAAGTGGCAAAGACCTGACAAGTGATTCTTTCGCAGAGGTAGTTGAGGCATTATCAAGTCAGAGAGCTACCGCGGCGGAAGAAACCCAGGCATTGGCAACGGAGTTTTATTCCTACCTAAATGCTGCAGAATCATCGGGAAGAATAACGGCAAGCCAGAATGAACATTATCATGACCTAGCTGGCCAGGCCATCCGAAATCAGAAGGCGAACGATCTTGTGACCAGTTTGAATTTCGAGACAAATACGTTGAGTGATACATACGGAAGCAAGATCCAGGAGAGTAGCCAGAAGGTACAAAAAGCGGCCGGAGAAGCCGTGGCAGCAGCACAGCAAGAGCTGGCAAATGGCATGATGGGACGTTGGCTTTTGACAATGGAAGATGATGTCAAAGCACTGAGCGGCGGGAATGGAAAGAGCGGAGTTGGCCTCGCGAAATGGATATCGGATGCAGATCAAAGTGCGCTTAATGATTTATGGGAGGTTATGAAACCGGATGCAAACGCTATGCGTAGTCTCGTAGATGAATATGTGAACGTTGGTCAGGACGTACCAAAACAGATCATGGATAAGTTCAACGAGACAATGGCACTTGGAGCAGCTTCCGGCGATGCAAGCGCCGCTTGGGATGTATACGCAAAAAATATTGCAGATTCCGGAGATAAAGCCCTGATCGATGCCGTGAACAAGATGGATGCGGATGGACAACTCGGAGACGAATTTTCAGCAGCGTGGAAGCGCGCAACAGCTTCAGTTACAGATGAGCCAGTAGAATTGGGAGACCTGAAAGCGGAAGTTGATGGCGTAGATATCGATAAAGATGCCTGGGTTTCTCGATTGAATGAAAAGTTGGGAGATTTGGCGACAACTGAGGAAGTCACAGCAGAAGGAGCAACCATTAAAGTTGAAGCGGGAGACTGCTTATGGGATATCGGCAATGCTCTTGGCGTTGACTGGCAGACTATAGCAGAGGAGAACGGAATTGAAAGTCCGTACATCATTCATCCAGGAGACGAGATCAGGATTTCCATGGATACATTGACTGCTGAAGTAGACGGAGATGCGGCACAAGAAGCTATCAACCAGGCAATGTCTGCGCTGACAACTGAGGGTGCTGAATTTTCTGTTACTGCAGAAGGCGTTCAGGTAGACTTGGCAGATGTCCAGGTGGATTCAGAATCGGTTGCTGCCCAAATCGAGACAGCACTCGGAATGGAATCCGGAACACTCGCGGCAAATAAAATCGATGTACAGACAGGAGCAACGGTAACTGTACCAGCAGAATTGGTACAGGTAGATGCATCTGGTCTGCAGGAAGCAACGCAGGAAGCGATAAGTCAGACAGAAACAGAGCCGGTTGAGAAGGATACTTCCGCAAATGTTAATGTGACGGATACCACAACAAATACTGGCGATGTGCAAGGAAAAGTTGAAGAAGATTTGCAGGGAGCTGTTGGAGAAGTACCAGTTGAAGGCAGCGCAGATGTTACGATTTCTGATGCGACGACAGATACGGCCGGAGTAGAAGAATCGGTGACATCAGAGCTGGAAGGAGCAGTAAGTAATGTGGCGGCCGCCGGTCATGCGGAGATAACATTAGATCAGTCGAACAATGCGGACGAAATTTATTCTCTCGCAACCGATGATGTTGTGACTGCCTTTGCGCAGACGATTCCTTCAAATGGCCACGCCAACATCACTTTAGATCAGAGCAACAACGCGGATGAAATCTACGCACAGGCTACATCAGAGGTGCAGTCGATATTTTCAACAACGATACCAGCAAGCGCATCTGTGGCAGTAACTCTGGATTGGCATATTACGAACCCGTTAGCAAGTATTTCAACTTCCAACAAGGGATCGTCCGTATCGGCGACGATCGCGGGCCACGCTTTCGGCGGCGAAGTCGGAACAAACGGACCGGAGTTGTCGTGGGTTGGTGAAGAAGGACTTGAATATATCATTCCAACGGTGCCAGCGAGAAGACAGCGCGGTATTGAATTATGGGAGTCTGCAGGTCGTACGCTTGGCGTTCTTGGGCCAGATGGTCAAATAACCGCTCATGCAAACGGTGGAGCTGTTGGTGGAAATATCCCGAATGCGGTATTTTATTCCAACAAGGGATCGTCCGTATCGGCGACGATCGCGGGCCACGCTTTCGGCGGCGAAGTCGGAACAAACGGACCGGAGTTGTCGTGGGTTGGCGAAGAAGGACTTGAATACATCATTCCAACAGTACTGGGGCGCAGACAAAAAGGAATCGACTTGTGGATGCAGGCGGGAAAAACGCTGGGGATGTTTGAGTCCGAAGATGAAATTTCAGCACATGCAAGCGGTGGAGCTGTTGGTGCGGGGAGCAGTCTTATCCCAGAAGATTCTATGCAGTTGGAACAGATGCCAGAAAAGAAAGATGCGGTAGTCTGGAGCGTCATGGGACAAGCGATATCCAGTGAGAGTAGTAAAGGTGCATCGGAAGGAGATGAAGTAACCTCCACAGTAAACAATACACAGCAGAATAGCAGTGGAGAAAAGGTAGAGATTAATGTAAATATGAATCCGGTCATTAAGATCGAAGGAAACAACATGGACAAAGAGGAGATTTTCCAGGTTCTGCAGGAAAGAATGTCAGAGATGGTAGACGATTTCGGAAATGAAATTGCAGAACGTATGAGTAAGATCTTTAATAATATGCCGGCAGTACAGGAGGCGTAAGAGATGAATGCATCGATCAGACCTTCCGGCGGAGCGGTGACACAGTTCCCAATGATGCCGGAAAAAATCACTCTTGGAGCAGAAGCAAAGTTCATGACCTATTCCATCATATCTCTTGGGGATATAAAAATCCCCAGGGGACAGGGAATAAAGGAAATATCATGGTCTGGAATCTTTCCGGGAAAAGCAAGAAAAAATCATTCTTTTGTGTCAGCGTGGGTTGAACCCGACACACTAATTAAGCGTATAGAGCAGTGCCGAGATGAAGGAACTATTTGCAATTTACTGGTGACAGGGACTTGTATAAACTACAGCGTGTATGTCTCCAGTTTTAAAGGCAAATATTCTGGAGGACTCGGCGATTTTTACTATGATATAGAATTTATCGTAGCGAGGGAAATCAAGATTTTCAACACAAATGAGTTAAAAATTGATACACCTTCCACACCTAAAAGGCCGGCACCAAAGGAAAGTAGCAAAAAATCCACTACAGGCAGCAAAACAACAACCTATACCATTAAATCTGGAGATACGCTATATAGGATTGCGCAGAGTCAATTAGGCAAAGCTTCTCGATATCCGGAAATCTACAATCTGAATAAAAGCAAGATCGAAGCGGAAGCTAAGAAACATGGCAAAAAATCTTCAGATAATGGCCACTGGATTTATCCAGGAACAACGCTGACTATTCCGAAGAAGTAGGAGGTGTTCTCTTGATAAATGTAAATAATGTTTCGTATACAGTGATCGTTATTACTGAAAAGAAGTTGCAATTGAACATTACCCAGGCTGTTGAGGAATTGGGGTGGGAAGAAAATGAAGATGAGTTGGCAACGAAGATACATTTTAATATGTATAATGCACTGTACAATAAAGAACGAATTTCTTCCCTGGTAAAGATCAATTCGATTGTGGCAGTAAAAGCCTACTGGGGAAGCGGCAAAGGGATTGTTGCGATGGGAAATATTGTGGAATGCGAAAGGAAGGTTTCAAAAAGCGATGATATTTTCAACGTCGTCGCTTATGACAACCTTTTTAATTTGCAGAAAAGTAGCGATAATGTTTATTTTGCTGCCGGAAAGAAAACAAAAAGTGTGCTGACGGCAATCTTTGAATCATGGGGTATTACGATTTCGAAGTATACAGGCCCGGATGTGGCGCATAAGAAGATTTTGTTCAAAAATAAAAGGTTGGGAGATATCATCCGGGAAGTTCTGGACGAAGCTAAGAAGAAAGGTGGAGTGGCTGCGATAGTTCGAAGCACAGAATTGAAAATTCAAGTTGTTGCGAAAGGCAGCAATACAGAGATTTATCATTTTTCGGGTGATGTTTCTACTCAGGCGACCCATAAGACCAGTATTGCGAATTTGGTTACGAGGGTAAAAATCATTTCTTCTGGAAAAACAGACGAGGCGGCAAAGGTGGAAGCGACTGTCAATGGCAAAACCCAATACGGAGTATTTCAAACAATTATTACCAATTCAAAGAGTGATACATTGGATGATGCAAAAAAGGAAGCAAATGAAATTCTGGAAGAGAAAGGAAGTCCCAAAATCACAAGCAAGTTGATTGCGCCAGATATTCCCTGCATCCGGAAAGGAGACAAGATCCACGCGAAAGTCGGTTCTCTTAATGGCTATTATCTGGTAAACAGTATTCAGCATAATGCTAAAAACGGCCAGATGACAATGGAGATAGAAGAAGCTACAGCCCCTGCGGCAAAGGACAATTCTTCGAATAACACAAAAAAGAAGACATACAAGGTCGGAGACACGGTGTATTTCAAAGGCGGTACGCATTATGTGAGCAGTTGGCCGGGTGCAAAAGGGTACAAAGCAACTGCTGGAAAAGCGAAAATTACATTGGGACCTGATTGTGTAGGGAACGGAAAAGCTCATCCTTGGCATTTGAAACATCTGGATAACAAAAGCAATGTGGAAGGCTGGGTTAATGAAGGAGCTTTTGAGTAGGAGGTGGAAGCGTGGCAGATACAGCGGGAGGCAATCCCGGTATGAATAAACTGGCCAGAGTGTTGCAACAAAGAATAAAAGAAACGCTGGAATATAGGATAGGGGACGTAGAGTCAGACTTTGGAACCATCGGGAAAGATGGAAGTCTGACAACAAATACGTTTCCTATTCCGATTCCCAGAGGTGAATATTACCTGGGACGGTTGGTTTCTGGTTTGACGGTTAAAATTTCTGGAGGAGGGCATGAACATTCAGCGAGTTTGCCGAAGATACAGGCTGGAGACACCGTCCTTGTAACATGGGTGAAAAACACTCCAGTTGTAATTGATGTGATAAAGAAATCATAGGGAGGACTTATGGCAGAACAGTTATTTCCGGTATTCGACCTGCCGGAGATACCGGATGATCCCGAATACGAAGAAAGATATCGTCCATCGGTAGCGTTCGACTTCGAAAAAGGGGATTTCGTAAGAGACGGATCTAATAAAATGGTTCGCGCAGACGGCAGGGAAGCATATATGCAGTGGTGCTGGAAAGTTGTTCAGACAGAAAGAGAAGCATTTCTGGCATACAGCGATGAGATTGGCACTGAATTTGAGCATATGGAAGATTTTCCGGATAGAGATTCGAGGGAAAGTGAGATCGAGCGGACGATTACCGATGCGTTGCTGGTTCATCCTGCGACAGAGTACGTTCGAGATTTTATTTTTGACTACAGCTCTGGAGACGCAGTGGTTTCGTTCATTGTCAAGGGAGCGCAGTGGGAAGAGGAAGAAACAATATCAACTGTCTTTGAGAAAGGGGTGAACTAAGATGGCAGAAAATTTTACAGTGCCCGCATTTCTGCAGGAGTGTGATGTAGATACGATCCACCAGAAAATGATGGATATGCTTCCAGACGATATAGACAAAACGGAAGCAGGGTTCCCCTGGGATTTCACCAGACCGACAGCATTGATTGCATCAGAATTGTTGGAATATTACATCCCGGAGACGTTGAAACTGATGTTTCCGCAATGGAGTAGCGGAGAATTTCTGGATTACTTGGCGAATATGGCAAGGCTGGCAAGAAAGGCACCAAGCTTCGCTAGCGTTACAATCGAGATCACTGGAGAGCCAGGAAAGATTATTGCTGCAGGTACAGTATTCGCAACGCCAGCGACAGAGGAAGCGGAGTCAATAGAGTTTGCGACCGAAGAGGCTTGCGTATTGAATGAAGAGGGTACCGGAGCTGTAATTGCTAGGGCAATGATTGCTGGCATTAAATCAAATGTAAATGCAAACACAGTCACAATGATGTCAGTTCCGGTGGAAGGAATTATATCAATCACCAATCCGGCAAAAGCAACCGGTGGTACTGATGAAGAAGCGGATGATGAGCTGAGGGAAAGAATTCTTGATGCGAACGAGCAGATGGATGATTCCTATATTGGAAATGAATCAGATTACAAGCGTTGGGCAGAGACTGTAGCCGGAATAGGAACGGCTATTGTTGTGCCAGAATGGAATGGACCAGAAACCGTAAAGATTATTGTTCTGGACGGAAACGGAGAAGCTGCAAACGAAACGCTCCAGAAAGCAGTATATAACTACATAATGAGTCCTGAAAGCCCACTGGACAGACTTGCACCGCCGAACACGATTCTGACGGTTTCTGCTCCGGAGTTGGTAGAGATAGATTATACCATCAAGAGTGTTGAACTGGAAGATGGATACGTGCAGGAAGAAGTTCTGAAAGATTTTAAAGCTGGCCTTGCGAAGTATTACAAGACCGTAAATTCGGAAGGAGAAGTGAAATACAACTGGGTACATTCGGTACTTACCAATACGCCCGGTGTTGATGATTTTGAGGAGTTGCTTATGAATGGTGGCATTTCAAACATCGAAATCAAACTGGATCAGTATCCAAACACAAAATCTGTTACTGTGAAGGAGGGGAACTAAATGTTTGATTTAGAAAACTTCCCAACCAGAGAACTTGCAAAGGACATGATGAGTATGATCTCTCCCATCTATGATAATTCATATGTGGGAAAATGGATTTTCGAGGTTATGAGCGTACCTCTGTCATTGGCGCAGGACACAATTAACGAATTAAGGGAGCAGGTATTTCCTGAAACAGCAACCTGGTCCCTTCCTTATTGGGAGCAAAGTTATGGGCTGCCGACCAATGAAGCATTGAGTATTGAAGAACGCCGGAGTCGAGTTATTTCAAAAAGGAACTACAGGAAGCCGATGAATCCGGCCAGAATCGAGATGCTGCTGAAAGAATTGTGTGGAAGAGATGTCAAGCTAATTGAAAACACAGCACCTCATACCTTTGAAATCAGCGTAAGCCCTGGAACTTCGGAAGCCAGTTTAGATCAGATTATAAAATTGGTGAACGAGGTGAAACAGGCACAAAAAAGTTTCCGAGTGGTTTTTGATACTCCAACAACAATCAAAATTCGGGCAGATCCTCAGCCGCAGAAATTCCCTTATCGAATGACAGCAAGAGGAAGAAAAGCAGGTACATATCCGCAAGTTAATTGGGTAGGGATTTCGGAACATGGTTCTGTTATTGTGACTGCGAACAGAATGAGTAGGGAATTTCCTTATGTTGTAGCTGGAACCAAACCGGATAGAGCATACAATGCCCGTCTGACTGCGTTACAGCTGCAGGCTTCGTCAGAAGGTAAAGGTGTTGAGTTTCCCTATCCTATTTCTGGCACAAAACCAGATAGGAGCTTTCTGGCCGAGATAGAACCAGGAGCGTTGAATGTGCAGGTAGATAGCACAAATGCAGAAGTTTTGTATCGCGCTTGCGGAAGCAAAAGAAAATTGTAAAAGGAGGAGTAGCAATGTTATCAGCTGCGGCACTGGCCGGATTCAGAAATTATGTGAAGAATACGGTCGCTTATGCCAAATACAAAATCGGTTCCACCTATTACCGGTCAGAGATTACAGATATCACTATTAGCAGTGATGGAAAAGTAAAGATTGAATTTATATTAAACCCTTCGGAATCCGGTGAGGTAAAGGTAACAGAAGTACAGCTTTACAGTACAAGTGGAGAGCTTTGGTGGAGTAAAGTTGAAAATATCACCAAGAAATCCAAAAAGGAAGGTATTTATTACCGAGTAACCATCAACATTTTAGAGGAGTAGGAAGGAGGTATGCACGATGTATGAACCGACATATTGGAAAGATGAAGTCGTAGAAAATCCGTACCGATACAAAGAAACTCAGAACTCAGATGGTAGCATCGAACACGTTCCATATCCGGGTGAAGTCCTGCAGGAAGGAACAGAACAGAGTGCCAAGAACTTTAATCATATGGAGCAGGGTATTTTGGAAGCTCATGAAATGAGTGCAGAGGCAGTCAGAATGCTGAACAGCGTTATCAGAAAGGTACAAGGACTTGACGGTGAAAAAATCACGGTTGTCTTGACAAATTCACAGACATATCCGTTCAATAATTCGCAGAAAACGCTGCAGTTACAAACTCGACGCAATTACAAGACGTATCTTATTACTGCGGAGGTTGTAAGCGTGACAGGCGGAGCAGTAGGAGATATCGAATTTGCAGACAAGTTGTTGAATGGATTTAAGGTAGCGTATACCGGGTCAGCGAAATCTGTAACCCTGGACCTGTATGTAAGAGGAGGTATGTGATTATGGCAAATGTAATCATCAAAGATGAAAGAAGACAGGCGGATATCGAGTATATCGCAAAAAAGTACGGCATCGATCCAAACAATAAGGCGATGAGAGAGGCGGCAGAGGTAACCGCGGCCAGAAGTCGCGAAGCAATGGAAGCAGGAAAAACACAGAGGAGGTATTATTGATGAAGGTTACATATTTACCGGAAGATGGAAAAAATTTTATCCCATATGAAGTGTCCGGAAAAACAATCAATTTCGATTCTGGAGAGCTGATGTTTGATGTTTCAAAAAAGGAACGAGATTATCAGGTTGTGATCGATATTTGCAAAGATTATACCGGCGGCCTGGTAATGGGAACCCGAACAGGTACTGAATATGTTGCAGAGATCATTATTCCGGCACGGGAATATACGGAAGTGGAAAAAGAAAATCCGAACTATGATCCAGAGAATGAAGAGGGAACCGAACAGCCTACTATCAAAGAGCTGAAGCCGGTTCCTTTTTCTATGGATCGTTGCGAACTGAGATTATGGGAAAGAGAGGTCTAAATCATGGCAAATTTTGATGATATGAAGCTGGCAGTCGAGGCACTGTCCGGAGGAAAGAACACAGTTTTACTGGATGATCGTGGGATGCCGTCCATCATGGTTGCGTTTCCAAAATTCAAAATCTCAGATGTAATTGCTGGAGGAAGTAAGAACATCCATCCGGCATTTTCTGTAGGTGGTGCGGAAAAAGATGTTGTGTATGTCTCGAAATTCCAGAACATTGTAATGAATGACAGAGCATACTCACTTCCGTTTAAGGACCCGAAGACCGGCGTGAACTTCGACCAGTCCGTCAACTACTGCAGAAACAAAGGAACCGGATGGGGCCTGATGCCGTATTCCTTATGGAGCGCTATCGCTCTGTGGTGTAGAAAAAACGGCACTATGCCAAGAGGTAACAATAACTACGGCAGCGATCACGGATATCCACACGAGAAAGGGACACCGACTTACTACGATAGTAATAAGATCGCTCGTGTAGCAACCGGTTCTGGTCCTGATACATGGAGCCACAACTGGATGCCTGACGGAATCTTCGATCTGAATGGAAATGTGTGGGAGTGGTGCGCCGGCATGAGACTGGTTGATGGCGAAATCCAGATTATTCCGTATGCGAACAGCATGATTTTGACAACCAGTATGGCGGCTGGTTCTACAGAATGGAAAGCAATCGCAGCTGACGGTTCACTGGTGGCTCCGGGAACTGCTGGTACTTTGAAATGGGATGTTGTTTCTGGAAAGATTCAGCTTACCAAAGGAACTATCACGCCGAAAGACACAGGAAACTGGCTGCCATATAACAATATGACACTTGGCGAAGGACTTACAGCAGCTCCGGAGTTGGCAAAAGCTCTCCTCCTGTATCCGGATGAGCCAAACGGAGATTACGGTGGAGATTACCATGGAGTAAATACTTCCGGAGAGCGTTTGCCGCGCTGCGGGGGCTACTGGTCCGACGCTTCCGGTGCTGGCGTGTTCGGCGTGAACCTGAACAGCCCTCGGACTGGCGCCTACGGCAGCATCGGTTTCCGCTCCGCTTTTGTAAACTGAGGACTGTAAACTGATTGCCGCCTGGGAAGGCGGCGTTTGTGGTGAAAGGAGAAAGAATGTGGCAGAACAGAGATCCGACAACATGACAGCAGAGATGGAAGAGGAAGGGCTAACGATATTACAGAAAATTGAAGATATGGAAATCTACGCCCTCCCTCTCATCGAAAGATGGTCTATTGCACACCAGAAATTATTAGGTGACGATATAGCTCATTGTATGAACAGAATGTCGCAGCTGGCGTCGGCATTAACGGTTGCATACTACAAGAAAACTTCCATCAGCGAACTGGATGAAACGAACAAAGCTCTCCAGTCCCACATCAGAGTAGCCTACCGCCTGGGATATTTAAAAGGAAAATCTTCAAGGAGTGAATGGGAAGGCCGTTCTGCTGAAATCGGAAGAATGATTGGAAAATATAAAGAATGGGTATACGGCGATCAAAAATCGTCACAACAGAATAAAAGTGCAAAATCAAGGTACAGCCGGTAATGATCCGGTTGTACCGCCGGGAATAGGCTATTTCGTTTGCCGATCTGCGGGGGCAACTGGAACAACACTTCCAATGCTGGCGTGTTCAACGTGAACCTGAACAACCCTCGGACTAACGCCAACGGCAACATCGGTTTCCGCTCCGCTTTACTCTCATATGCCAGAACCGGTCAGTTCAAGGACTGCCGGCAGTGCGAGAGATTTAAAGGAGTCTATTTCCGCTCCGACCGTGTGGAAGGAGAAAAAATGGTTCTACTCGTGCGTGGGTAGAGCCGTCCCTGTGGAGACACACAAAGCAGGAGACACCTATGGAGGCCGCAAGTAACGAGAGTGAAAGCTGCCACACATAGTCAAATACAAAGGAGCGATAACGCAACATGAAGATTAAGAATGTTTTTGATCTTATCTTCTCCATGGAAAATCTGTATGGAGCCTTAGAAGATGCTTCAGATCAAAGGAGATACAACAAGGATGTAATGCTCTTCAATTTCAACGCCTGGGATAATTTGAAAGAGATTAGAGATTCTGTTTACGATGGGACGTATACCATAGACAAATATTATATTTTCTATGTGTACGAACCGAAGAAAAGGATGATAATGTCCATCAAATTTAAACACAGAGTTGTTCAATGGGCGATATACAGAGTTATCAATCCTATGCTGATTAAGGGATATATCAAGGATTCTTACGGATGTATCCCGGAAAGAGGACCACTGACCGCTATGTTTCGGCTTAAATACTGGTTGGAACAGGTGAACCGTAAGGATGAGCAGTGGTATTACTTAAAGCTAGATATAAGCAAATATTTTTACCGAATATCTCACCGGATACTAAAGAAAATACTTGCAAAGAAAATTAAGGACCAGCGGTTACTGAAATTGCTGGAATCAATTATAGATTGCAAACATACACCGTTTGGATTGCCGCCAGGACGTTCACCAGGGGAAGTGCCTTTGGAAGAACGTCTTTTTGATGTCGGAATGCCTATCGGAAATCTGTTATCACAGGTGTTTGCGAATGTATATCTGGACGCACTGGATCAGTTCTGCAAGAGGGAATTGCAAATTCATTGTTATGTCCGATACATGGATGATGTGATTATTCTCAGTAGTAGCAAGGCACAGCTCCAGGAATGGAAAGTCAGAATTGCTTCTTTTCTGGAAACGGAGTTGGAACTGCAGCTAAACAATAAAACTTGTATCCGGCCAATAAATCAAGGTATTGAATTTGTTGGATACAGGGTATGGCCTGACAAAGTGGTACTCAGGAAGAAAACAACGCTTCACATCAAGAGAGTTTTGAAAGCAAAGAAAGAAGCGTACAGAGTAAAGGAAATTTCTTTTAAGCAGGCAACAGACACACTGCAGAGTTACTTGGGGATGATGAAGTATTGTGACTGCGATGCACTGAAGGAGAAGATTCTGGATGATTTTGTCCTGACGCACGCAGACATGAAACAAATATACGAGGAAGGAGGGGATCGGGATGAGAACTACTATCGCAGAGGTGATGGATGGTCAGTCGAAGATTATCCAGTTACAGACGAAACTCATAGACCGGCTGGCACTTGCATTGCTGCAGCATGGAACTATTGAGGATGAGGAACTGACAATGATTAAAGAAGCAGCGGATCTGCAGAAAGGACTGGAAGAATGAAACCTAAAAGTAGAATCAATCGTAGAGCAGGTCCGACAACACACGCACGCCATAAAAAGAAATGAGGAAGGAATACGAAAATGGAGTATCTAATTAACCTAGTAGGAAATTATAGCATTGGCTGGGGCATTACTATAATTGCGGCGTTGGTATTCCTTGTTTTGTGTTATCGGAAAGTAGAGAGTTACTTTTCTGACAAGGCAATTCATGAAAAGGAAAAAAACGAACAATTCAAAAAAGTTATGGATCAGGTGAATATGTACCCATCATGGCATCAGCAGAGTATAGAAATTCAGCAGCAGTTCAACAAAAGCATCGCAGAGCTGAAAGAAGGCATGGATCAACACCAGAAGCAGCTGGAAAAGATTGAAGAGGACATTATCAGCAGAGAGCGTAGTAAGCTTCGAGACAGGCTTCTGCAATCGCATCGATATTTTACAAGTCCGGAAAAAAATCCGCTTCATGCATGGAGCGAAATGGAAGCAGATGCGTTTTGGTCTATGTTTAAGGAATACGAAAATGCAAAAGGGAATGGACATATGCATACGGTTGTACAGCCCGAGATGAGAGCATTGGAAGTGATTCCGATGCACGAAGATGCCAAAATTGCTGAACTGATGGGGAGCAGAAAGTAACCTGTAATAAAGACCAATGGGAGGCTGTAGGTGAAATGAAAAAAATTAAAAAAGTGGTTGCGGCCGTAAAGAAGGTCGGAACCTTGAACCTGGTACTGATTCTGGTCGGTGCCTTTTTTGTTTGGTTTAACTGGCAGATGATCCTGGTTTTCCGGGAATATGGAAGTATGCCGGAAACCTATGCCTGCGCTGTTGTGGCAGCAACAATAGGTGAGTGTGGAATCTGCGGCTGGATTCGGACGAATAAAGATAAGCGGCTGGATCGGAAATGGCAGAAAGAAGACGAAAAAGAAAGTCAAGAACAATATGTCTCCGACATAAATGTCGGTAACAAAAACGAGGAGGAAAACTTATGAGCTTAGAGATTTTTTTACTGTTACTGCTGATTGTATCTATTTTTACAGGACTCTTCACAGAGGGAATCAAGAAATTGATGGATGAGGTAAACAAGAAATACCTCTCCAATTTCTTGGCCGGTTTCGTTGCAGTCGTACTGTCAGTTCTGGTAGATGCGGGATATATCATTCTGACGGAGGCACAGATCAATGCAAAGATGGCTGTATATTTAATCGCTCTGGTGCTGTTATCCTGGCTGGCATCAATGGTGGGATACGACAAGGTGATCCAGGCTATTACGCAGTGCAAGAAGTACAAAGAGGAATAGATATGGGGAATGTAGCAAAAATCGTAGTGGGGGTGCTTGCTATAGGCGGCACCTTTTTCATTCTGTTAATCAGAGAATTTGGGGAATTTATTGACAAAGTTTCACCCTACAACTGGGGAGAAAGCGAGGTGCTGAAAGATGAGTATAAACGTTGAGGCCGAGAAAAGAGCTTACAAGAAATTCAGACAGGCCGGCATGACTGCAGCTGGGGCTTGTGGCTTGATCGGAAACCTGGAAGCGGAGAGCGATGGTTTCTACACAAACCGGGTGGAATACCTGTGCCTTAAACGGCTGAAAGAAAACGGAAAGGTTTATACCGATACCACCTATACTGCAGCAATCGACAGCGGAAAGATTTCTTGCGAGGAGTTCTTACATCCGCTTTCCGGAAAGCAGTATGGGTACGGTCTGGCGCAGTGGACAAGTCCAGGGCGAAAATCAGGTCTATGGAATCTGGCAAAGCAGAAAGGTGTATCCATTGCCAACGAAGATATGCAGATCGAATATCTGCTGAAAGAATTGCAGGAGAGCTATGGAGCTGTACTGAAGATATTAAAAACCACAACATCCATTTGTGAAGCATCGGATGTTGTTCTGAAAAGGTTCGAGATTCCGGCAAATACAGGAGAGAGCGTATGCGCTGGACGAGCTGCCAGAGGACAGAAATTTTATGACAATTATGCGAAAGGAGTAACAAACATGACAGTTCAGCAGAAAAAGGAAAGTTCTATTACCTGGATGGAGAATACAGCGAAGGATGACAGCCATGGTTACGATCAGGACAATCGATGGGGACCGGACTATGATTGTTCATCTGCGGTAATCACGGCATGGGAGCAGGCCGGAGTTCCGGTAAAAACAAAGGGCGCTACATATACTGGAAATATGCGATCTGTATTCCTAAAAAATGGTTTCGTCGATGTTACCGCGAAAATCAATCTCACAACCGGAACGGGCCTGGAACGAAGCGATGTCCTTCTGTGTGAGGGCCGCCATACCGCTATGTACAGCGGAAACGGCAAAGAGGTTGAGGCTTCCATCAATGAAAAAGGTACAGCACATGGCGGAGCAAAAGGCGACCAGACAGGAAAAGAGTTTTTGATTCGTGATTACAGAAATTATCCATGGACCCATGTACTGAGATATACCGGCACCGGCGGAACGGCGGGAAACAAAAATTATCTGGAAAAAGGTGATTCTGGAGATGCTGTAAAAGAGATGCAGAAAATGTTGGTTGGCTGTGGATTCTCGTGTGGAAAATTTGGAGTAGATGGTTCCTTTGGGGGAGACACAGAAAAGGCTCTGATTTCCTTCCAGAAATTCTACGGGCTGGAGCAGGATGGCAAGTATGGTGATAACTCGAAAGCCAAACTGGCTTCTGTATACAACGGGAAAGTAGCTGCGAATACGCCGGAAAAGAAAGCTGCACCGTCGTACACTGTCGGTAAGACATATACCTTACAGGTGGAGTTGAAAGTGCGGACGGGTCCGGGAACAAACTACGCGGTTAAGAAGCATTCCCAGCTTACGGCGGACGGTCAGAAGCACGACAAGGATAAGGATGGCTGTTTAGATGCAGGAACGGAAGTAACATGCCAGGAAGTCCGAAAAGTTGGAGCTGATATCTGGATGAAAGCACCAAGCGGCTGGATGGCAGCCTACTACGAAGGCCAGATCTTTATTAAGTAGACTAAACGGAAAAGCCCCGGGGTGAAATATACCCGGGGCAAAAAGAAACGCCGCAGCTACGCGGCGTAAAGAATAATTCTTTTTTTCGGTCATTTTGGGTGTCTGACCATTTATTATGATAACATGCATTCAGTAGAAAAGTCAATCTACAATCGAACATATCGCAAAATCGAATTTTCCACATTATCCACACTCATATGAGGATAAGATACAAATGCGTAAAGCCTTATAAATAAAGGAAAATTTGCATGTCATAGTGAAAAATGTGTGACATTGTCACATCAATGTCACGAAACAGTCACGTCACTATTACTCTATATCTATTTCTATATCTAAATCTATATCTTTTTTCTCACTATTTTTAATCAGAAACGCAGTTGCGAAAATAAATTTGGAAAATAGAGCAAAACTATTGACAAATACGCAGATGCGAGTTATAATATATATATAATCAAACAAAGCATAAGAACCAAACAGGTGGGTGCTATTTTTTTAGCCGGAAAGTTCGCAAGTGCGAATTTGATTAAAAAATTCGAAAGGAGGACGCCAGTTGGCAAAAAGAAAGAAACCGGAAGACAAAGAAAAAGAACTGCTTGAGAAGCGACTTCTTAAAATCCAGTTTTATGAAAGTGTGACAGCGATCATAACAGCCATAGTAACAATACTTTTAGCAATTATTACGGCAGCCTTAAATTGGATTAAGTAAATCGAACCAAACAGTTCCTTGATAGCGGGGGAGCGGGAACTCCCCTTGGCTATCAAGTCTACCATATAGGAGGACAGAAAGCAATGAGAAAATTGAGAAGATTTTTGACAGTGTTGCTGTTTATCAATTTTTCATGGGGAATGGCAACCGGGATGGAACCATTAAACTTCTGGTTGGTAATGGTAAACGGAACAGCAGTGATCGGTCTGGCAGTAGATGAGATGGAGGAAAGAAGATGGAAGCACTGATGAAGAAAGCAAAAGATATGATCGAGAAATTGGATTTTGATAGTTGCGTGAAATTATTCAATCAGCTTCCAAGTGGTCATCCGATGATCGATTTGGTATTCGACAGGATGGAAGCTATTGACCCGGAAAGATTTGAAGAGTGGCTGTGAGAGAGTGAGGAAGGAAAAATGAAGTTAAATGACATTGTAATGGCATCTACGCAAGATACAAAAATCAGAGTGGTTGTAAAACTGTACGGAACGAGTTTCCGCACAGAACATTTTCCGGAATACTTCTTAGAAAGCGAAGAGATGGATGAACTGATGGACAGAGAGGTTGTGGATATCAGAGTAGTTGATGATCTTTTGGAAGCCATATTGAGATAGGCAAGTAGGAGGACATAAACATTGGCAGTGCGAAGAACTTACTACAGGGATCGATGGAATGAAAAGAAGGTATGGGAAGTTGTAAAACTGGTTGGTGGCTATTATCTCCGGCAGTATATCAGCGGTCAGCAGGTAGGAAGAGGGATGAAGACATCGAAGAAATTTATCAAGAGCATCGGCGTTTTTGAATTTGAAGAAGTAGGAGGAATTGCAGGATGAAATGGGATGTTAAACACGACAGAGCAAAGAAGGTAATTGATCGTTTCCTGGATAACGCAGGATACTGGCAGGAGTCAGAAGACCTGGTTGCAGGCCTGACGGATGAAGAAAAGGAACTGGTAAATGCGGAAGTTGAACTGATGATTGCATCCATCAGAAAGCGTTACAAATTGCAGGAGCGTTTGCCAGAGCAGGCAGCTGAAGCAGAAAAGCCAGCAGAGAAAGCGGTAGAGAAAGCCGTAGAAGAACCGGTTAAAAAGCCAAGAGCAAGAAAGCCGAAGACAGAGAATGCGACACAAGAGAAGCCAGCGGCAAAGAGAACAAGAACCAAGAAAACAGAAAAGAAGGAAGCGTAAGGGCATGGGGAAAATGATTAGATGGAGTATGAAAGATCCTGCAGGTTGCATACAGAGAGGGCAGATGTCCCTCTCTCAGCTTCCGGGAATCCTTCTGAGCTTTGAAAATAGTGCGGCGGAGACTCTGAGAAGAACAGGTTCGGACCATGTATTGTATGCGGTAAAGATTTATAATGCGGCGGATGAGCTGACGGCAGTTCAGTTCTATATGAATCCGATGTCCGACGAAGAATTTCATAAGCTGGCTGGTAGAGGCCGCGGAACTATGGTATATGCGTTACATAATAGAAAGGTGAAGGTGGCGGGATGAAAAAGAAAATTGAAGAGTTGCTTCGACTGGCAATGAAAGTCCAGGAGAAGACAAGCGCATACGTGTCATTTGAGACATCAAATCATGGATGGGAATGCGTGGTAATGATTATGGATGATGGTTTTGAAATAAACCATGGGTATGATGGATGGTACGAAATGGATATATTTTATCCGGATGAAAGATCAGAGAAAGAGTATCAGAAAGCAAAAGAGCATTTGGTTAGATTGCTCAGAAAAAAGAGAAAGGTGGAAATGGCATGAATTTGGTAGCGAAACTGACGCAGGAACAAATTGAAAAACTTGCAGTGGAGATCCGGACGTTTCTCCTGGAACACGATATGTGGGTGGACACTCAGATTTATTTCAACGGAAAATGCTTCGACACACACGACAAGGAGACAGGCGAGTTCTATTACAATGATCCGGAACATCTGGTTGTGAGAGAAAACGAGGACCCAAGAAGATATTTTGAGAATGTGGCAGAAGATCATATTCTCAGTATGGCTTTTGAAGGCAGTGTTTGTCATATGCTCTGGTACGGTACAAATCCAGGAATCAAGAAAAAGTTCGACAGAATCTTTGAAAGATATGGGTTGATGTATGAATTTGGAGATATATGGAATTTTACTTGTTATTACATAGGGGACTGATCGGAGGTAAAGATGGGACACAGGAAAATGGCAGCGTATGGCGAGAGAGAACATAACGGAAGATACGCTCTCGAAGACTACGAATATTCCAGAAATCACACCAAGGCAGAGACTATCAAAAGATGGAAACGTAATCTTAAAAAGAAGGCCCGGGCGCATTGCCAGAGTGAAATTCTCAAAGCGATGCAGGCCAGCGGAGAGGAGAGATGAGATGGCATATTCAGATGTTCAGCAGACAGAATTCAATAGAGCAACGGAAAATCTGATTGAGATTACATGGACATATGTTAATCTGCAGAAAGAATTTCCAAAGCTGAGCGAAACAGACAGCATGGGTTGGAAGCAAATGTTTGTGGTTTGGGCCAATGAGTTTGAAGAAAACTACGGGCGAACCGATTGGGATGAGTCGGAGAAAACATACCAGGAAGCTATTGAAGAATTTGCAAAGGAGAAGATTTTTCAATGGGTAGGAATCAGGAAGTATATCTGCATAGGCCGGCACATCGAAGGAATAACGCTGAACCCTTATGAGTGGTTGATGGAAAAAGGCCGGAAGGTAAAGCTGTTTGAAAACGAGGTAGAAGCAAAGGCATATTTGATAACTAATGGTTATACCGATGAAGAGATGGAATTTTTAAAATTCGAGGAGGTTTGGTGCTGATATGGTAGAGAGAATTAAGGACACCTGCATTAGAATCCGTTCAGAAATGAATGGATGGACTGCATTTTCATTGTGAGCGAAGAAGATGCTGCGAGAGCAGAGAAAGTTCTGCAGGAAGCATGGGATAGTTATTGGGAAGACGGCGATGGCTGGTGCTGTGGAGATTATCTGGAAGACAAGATGATTAAGGCTGGCATTGCATTTGATTCATACTATGCAGAGTCGGAGGATTAAATATGCAGAGTAAGAAAATGCTTCTGATCGGAAGCTACTCACCGGAAAATGGAAGCAAGCCAGAGGTAATCGACCGGGATTATTACCGGCAAGGATGGATATTCAAGGATGAAGATGCTTTTCAGAACAGGCCAGACGATGTTTGCTATATTCCGGAATTGTCGGACGAAAAGTATACGAGGAACGACATATTGAAAATACTTGCCGGAGATGAAGAATTGGCCGAGACAATGTTCGAGGAACTGGATTGGCAGCATCCAGAAAGTCTGCTGGAAGACTGGAAAGCAAATGGCGAAATTGCTTGGTGCCCGCATTGCGCAGTATATGTTCAGACCTATGATGAAGAGATTGAAAAGTGCCCGGTATGTGGCGCAGAATTGGAGGATTGAGATGGATGATTTTATTTTAAAGATAACGGCAGAAATCGTTATTACGCAAGAAGATGTAGACGATATCATGTCAACTGCATTAGACAGCTCTATGTTGCAGTGCTGGTGCTCGGAAGTCAACGTAGTAGGAAGATACCTTGGTGAATACGCCAGCGATCAGATCAGCAGGGGCGGCGAACTGGAATTGTATGAAATTGAGGAAGAAACGTATCGTTCCCTGACGTTAGAAAATTTTAAGACTGGATTGCTGAAATACCTTTCAGAAGACTGTATGCCAGTTGCAAGACGCTACGATGGAACCTGGGGAGTTGATCCAGGAATGATTGATGAAATTGCAGCAGACGAAATTATCCAATACGCATTGTTTGAAGAAATTGTATATAGCTGAGGTAAGAGAATGAGCAAAGGAATTGTGACAGAATATCCGGAAATCTGCATTTTCTGCGGCAGACAGGCAGAGGCAGAACACCATTTAATCTTTGGAACTGCAGGAAGAGAACTCAGTGAAAAGGATGGCTTGAAAATCCCAGTTTGCAATAACTGCCACAATATGGGACAAAAGCTTTGCAGAATCCATGAAAATCCAATGGCAGAGAAATTATCAAAAATGCTCGGACAGGCTACATGGGAAAAAGAGTGGATCCTTACGAATGTTCCGGATTGCGGAAAGGAATCAAAGAAAGCCAGAGAAGCATTCAGAAAGAGATACGGAAGATCATATTTGTAGGAGGCGAGATCGTGGGAGCTGTATTGATGTTGTTGTTTTTATTATACGTAGGGGCGAAAAAGTGAGGTAAAAGGATGATAAAAGAGTATTGCGATAGATGTAGAAGAGAGTTTGATCCAGATGAGCGGCGTTCAAAGAAAGTGGTAAAGATTACAATTCCAAGTTCGCAGAGTTGGGATGGATACACAAGAACAATTACATTGTGTCCAGAATGTTTTAGCGGAATGGAAATCCAGGGTACAGTAAAGAAGGTTCCTTCTGGAGATAGAGCTGAAAAAGAACCAGCGGCCGTAGAAAAACTTTTGGATATCATCAAAGAACTGGTAAATGATTGTATGGAGGAAAGAGGAGAATGAACGATCAGGAAATTTTAGAAGCATTAAATAAATCGGAGGCAATTCCACCGGTTCTTTGTATGAGTGAAAGAAGTGTGACATTCGTTGAGTATGCAGACGGGCATGGCGAGGCAAAAACTCAGGTGAACAACTGGTTTCGCTGCCCACGCTGCAATGGAATTGTCGGAGAGCGAAGATTCGTACATAAAAGAATCATCGATCAGAGAACAAAACAATTTTGCGAAAAGTGCGGGCAGAAGATGGAATGGGGTCAGGAAAAAAGCGAGCCAAAGAAATTAGTCACCGTGAGTACACCAGGAACAGAATATGCGGTGATGGCGAAACGTGTCAAAGATGGAACATATACACGTATCGGAGGCGTGTTTGGAAGTGAATTGCTTTGCAGAAAACGTTTTGAAGAGAAAGTGATGAACGGGGAAATTTTTTACGGCATTGATTTAAAAACTGCAGTAGTTGCAAAGAGAGAGACGGTGACATTAATGGAAGAATGGGAGACTATGGGGAATGTTAATCTGGAAATGTAAAAAGTGCGGGTGGATCGGAAGAGATTCCGATCTGGGCCTGCATTATGGAAATGATGAGGAATATTGTCCTCGGTGTAAGGAAGTAGACGGCATTGCAACAGTTGATTTTTCCGACTACTTCAACAGCCAGGAATTGGAAAAGCTGTGGCTGATCTTTGGAGAAACCCCCATTGACAACGCAGATGCTATCCTGGAAGAGTTCCTGGGATTTTCGGAAGGAACGGACAGAATAGAAATCTGGCACTGGTTTGATGAGAATTATCCGGAAGGTGTAGCTGCTTTAATGAACGGAGGAAGGCATGGTAATTGAAAGAAATATAATAAAAAAAGTTGGAGAGTACAATAACATTGCCATCTGCGATGAAAGAACAATGAGAATCGAGTTGACAGAGGCAGAGATTGAAGAAGCGTACCGGATCAGGGGAAGAGAATATCTGGAAGAGGATATAAAGAATGCTGTTGAAGAGTTCTGCGATTATTGGGGGATTCCTAAAGGTATTGCCGGAGGTTTAAATGACAATTCGGATATCATCTGCAAGATCGCAAGTTTGTACGAAAAGAACCAGGACACAAATGTAGCATCTGCTGATACGATGAAAGAAGCGGTAAAACAGGTTTTGAAAAAGGAAGGAGTTTGGAAATGAGCAGGGTAGTTTATCCGGCAAGGGAAACCGTAACGGAGATCAGAGGAGAAGATGCAGCAGAGATTATCAATAAAATGATGGAAAAGGAAGGCATGACGCAGATCCAGTTGGCTCAGAAAATGGGAATTACTAGACAGAGAGTATGCAGGCTGATTTCCGGAAACATGCGGTATGAGAATTTTGCGAGAATCGTAAAAGCTGCTGGCTACGATGTGAAAATCGAAAAACGCAGTTACGAAAATAATTTGGAAAAATAGAGCAAAACTATTGACAAATACGCAGTTGCGAGTTATATTATATACATAATCAAACAAAACACAAGAACCAAGCAGGTAGGTGTTATTTTTTTACCCAAACGGTTCGCAAGTGCGAAATTTAGAATTCGAATATAGGAGGAGCCGGAAGATGAAAGCAAACTACATGATTACAAAGGGAGACGTACTTGAACATACTGGAAGCATTGAGGTCAAGAACTCTGCGCATGGATTATCGGTAGCACGTGTGATTTGTCAAGTGGCTGGTTGCGAGTGCGGAGCATTCATCGAAATTATGAAAAATAAAGTCACGATGTTGGAAGTTGACTATGAACCCGGCAAAAGTTACTACAAAGTTTACGACTTTAGAGAACACGAAGTTCCAGATGTTTGCAAAATTGAATTATAAAACACTCCAACGAGTACCGGAGGTGCAATTCCTCCGGGTGGTTTTCGGGAATAGTCCCGGTAGAAGAACAAGATATAGGAGGAACAATGACATGGCAGCATTAGAGGTTAAAACAAGCTACGCAACATATGACGATTGCATGTTGGCAGTTGGACGGTATCAGATGGACGGCAGCATTGCGGTTGAAATCGTAAGTAAAAGAGAAGGGCCGGTTGCAAGACTCACGGTTTGCCTGTGCGATCCGTCTTTAGAAGAGGATGAATCGTATATCGACACCAATAATTGCCCTTGGGCAGTGGACTTCCTGCAATCGAAAGACTTGGCAAAGATGGCAGGAAAAACGAGACGGAGCGGATGTTGTGTTTATCCGGCAATGAAGTTTAACAGAGACAAGTTGGCAGAGTTTGAAGGAGAATGCTGAAATGGAAAGGGTATATTATTCAATCAATGAATCCCAGGCAAGGACAGCTCACAATATGATGTCGATGAGGGAGTACAGAGAGAATAGTGTAACGGAGGAGTATCGCAGCTATGTTAATAAGGCATATGACTTGGCCGATAAAGTGGTGGAGGAATTGCCTTTACAGAGTGAAAGACTTTATAGCATGGCCGAGAGATACTCGAGAAAGATGGCGGAATACTTTAATCGGGAAAGCAGTATTGGCTGTATGTGTCCGTCAATTTTGATTTCTGGAGGAGGAAATTTTCCTGTTAAAAAGAAAGAAAAGCAGAATCAGGCCCGGGACAGAAACTATCAGTTTTGGCAGGAAACACAGAAGATTCTTGACAAGATGGAAGGGGTTTTGAGAGGAAAAGATATTATAAAATCCGGCGATCAGGACGCGATCGAACGTCTGGAAGAAAAAATGCAGAGTCTGAAAGAAATGCAGGAGCGAATGAAAGCTGCAAATAAAGCGATCCGCATGAAGGACGCTGAAAAGGGAGATGAAGAACTCCTGAATATGGGATACTCAGAAGAACAGATTAGAAATCTTCGCGAGCCGGATTGGTGTGGCGTAGTCGGATATCCACCATATACGCTGCAGAATAATAATGCGAACATCCATAGAATAGAAGCGAGAATCAAACACCTTAAAGAAGCCAAAGAAAAAGGAACTCAGGAAACAGAGTATAAGCTGTTCAAAGTCGTAGAAAATACAGAGATTATGCGATTGCAAATCATTTTTGACGGAAAGCCGGCGGCAGAAGTCAGAAGCATTTTGAAAAAGAATGGCTTCCGATGGGCGCCATCTCAGGGGGCCTGGCAGAGAATGTTAAATCCATCTGGTAAATACGCACTGAAACAGGTGAAGGATGCGTTGGAGGCAATGTAATGCCAGAATTTCTTACAGTAGAGATCGTTAAAGAATATAGAACACGAGCGAAAAATCTTTCAGAAAATGGAGAACAGGACATAGGTGAAAGAAGAATGCTCCGGCGGGAGCTTCAAAAGCGATGTGGGCTTACGGAATTGCAGGCAATCAATATTTTAAATGGAGTTCACGCTGAAGATTACATAGCCATAAAAGAAAAGGAGTATGCAGAGGATGAACGGAGAAAAGCAGAAAGAGATCAAGAAGCTTAAGGACTGGGAAGAAAGCGGGAAGAGCTGGGATGATTTTTGCAATCCTGGAGATCTGGTGGATGAGGATGTTTACTGGTATTTCTTAAATGTTTTGCCGCCGAGAAATATGGAAGCAGTATATCTGCAGGTGGGAGAACCTTATAGCAGCAAATTTAATTCGAAGGCAGGAAGATACATGGCAACCTATCCAACCTTTGTAAGAGCAGAGGATAAGGTGTGGAAGTATTGCGGAAATTGTTTTCCAGGTGAATGTGTTGATGCAGAATATAAGCCGGTATATAGCGACATTAAGGAATTTTTAAAAGATACATACGGCGTAAAAGACGGTATGCAGCGGACAAGACCTCGGATTAGATGTCAAGACGGATTTGAAATGTCAGTGCAGGCAGGAAGTATGTTGTATAGTACACCGAGATTCAATCTTAGAGATGGAGAATATACAGCTTGCGAAATCGGATTTCCAAACAGAGAGGAAGAACTGATTAAGCAGTACGCAGAAGATCCAGAAGATTTAACAGAGACGGTTTATGCGTATGTGCCGGTAGAAGTGATTGACGAAGTTATCAAGAAACATGGTGGCTTTGAAAGAAAGGAGGGTAAGAGATGATCGTTGGCTATTGTATCCTTAATGGAAAAAAGTGGGTCATGTTCAAAGACAAGCAGTGCGCGGCCGGAGAAGTAAAACTGACTGATGGATTCAAAGACAAGTTGGTCCGCCGGGACAGCGATAAGCTGGCGGAAATGGAAAGCATCAGCAAAGAAGAAGTTGATTTGAAAAAAATTGTGCATCGCATGAGAGGAACCAGATCTTGGCACCCTCTTCTGCCGGATTTGAGAAAGGAGTTAGAGGGATGAACGAAATTAAGATTACGCCAGAAGAAATTGAAAGAGCAGCAGCACTTATCAAAAAAGTGGCAGAAGGAACGACGCAGCCCACAGAACCGATTACCAGTTGGGATATTGCGGAAATCTTCCAAACTACACATGTGAGAGTTTTTAATCGAATCTCCCGCTTCTACAATGCAGAAGCAACAGAAGACGAGAAGAAAGAGTTCGAGATTGCGCATAGAACGTACAATAGAAATCGGAGAACGCACCCGATTTGGAAACTGAGCGAAAATGGTTGCCGGATCTATGTTGAAAAAATGTGTGCGGAGGAAAAGCGTAGCAAGAATTTCGTGCAGGGACTTGAAAAATTTAACGCCTTAATCACACAGCACTTTCATGGAATCAAAACGCAGGACGATATTTTGATGCAGGGCAGATCCCGAACGGAGTGTACTTACATAAAGAATTTGTTTGATCAGTTTATCGAGGGTCCGGCAATCGAGAATAGAGAGATTGAAGAGCTGGGTGAGAAATACGAAGAGTTCTACAAGGCAATGGGCTGCCTGAATGATGATTCAGCGGCCAAAAGAAAAGTCGAGGACTCGGTGATGGGGGTTGCGATCGAGGCAGAGATGCAGGGATTTATTTATGGATTCAAAGTATTTGAATTACTTTTGAATAAAGAATTGGCCACAGCATAGGAGGAAAAGAAGATGGCAAAAGCAAAGTTTGTGAACGGTAAGTTTTCAGCAGAGTTTAAAGGAAAAGAAAAATTTGTCGCGGAGCAGATGACGGCGATCAAAGAGTATGCCAATACCTGTTCGTTGGCTCAGGAGGAATCTTTGGAGAGCAAGAATAACGAGAAGCAGATTACCCTGGCTCGCTCCGTTGGTGGAAACTTGGAACACGCGGTAGTTGCAATTTATGACAATGCCGGCATTCCATCATTCATGCACAGATTTCGTAAGATGACGAATAAGGAGCTGTTTGGCGGAAGCGATAAAACGAATGCAGCCTTTATCATCGGGGATGAAGAGTACGATGAAATTTATATTTCCGTTTATGAGAACTGTGAAATTAATGGTCAGCCTTATAGCCTGCCAATGCAGAATCCCTGGACGGGAATCACGAACGACGAGGCTGCAAGAGCCTGCTTTTTAAAAGGAGAAGGTTGGCATCTTATGACACGAGCTGAATGGGGTCTGCTTGCCAATCTCAGCTTGAAAAACGGTACACTGCCACATGGAAATACAGATTATGGAAAATATCATGAGAATCCCAAAGAATGTGGAAAACCAACAGGGGAATCCGGAAAAACAAAAACGGGATCTGGACCAGCAACTTGGACTCATGATCACACTGCAGAAGGAGTTCATGATCTGACAGGAAACGTATGGGAAATGGTAAGAGGACTGCGGATCAAAGACGGACAGTTGGAGATGGCCAAAAATAATAATGCAGCATTGGATATCGACCTCACCAGCGAAGGAGATGAATGGGTGCCAGTGCGAGATGATTCTGGAAAGCCTATCAGAGTGAGCGTTTCAGACGGTGGAATCAAATTTATTACCGAAAGTGATCACGAAGAGGGATACGATGGATGCAGATGGGAAAAGGTCAATATTGATTGCGAGAGTGAAACATTAAAAGAATTGGCTCTTTACCTTGGAGAGCCGGAAGCTTATTGCTATATTGACAGCACAGAGGGAGAATATTTGCCGCGCTGCGGGGGCAGCTGGAGCAGCGCTTCCAATGCTGGCGTGTTCCGCGTGAGCCTGCGCGACCCTCGGGCTGACGCCTACGGCGCCATCGGTTTCCGCTCCGCTTATTTTAGAAAACGAAGAACTGAATAACTGATATGGCGGCTGGAAAGCCGCCGTTCATATATGATAACGAGGAGAAAAGTCATGGAAGAAAGAAGAGATATAGTTTATATCGGAATAGATCACATCCATACACACCCGGAGAATCCAAGAAAGGATCTCGGAGATTTGACAGAACTGGCAGAGTCAATGAAAAAGCAGGGATGTCTGCAGAATTTAACGGTTGTTCCGGTAGAAGGACAGCCTGGAGAGTATTATGCATTGATCGGAAACCGCCGGCATGGAGCATCAAAGTTGGCAGGCCTGGAAGAATTGCCATGCAGGATCGCTGAAGGATTAAGCCGAAAAGAACAGTTGTCAATCATGCTGGAAGAAAATATGCAGCGTAATGATTTGACGATTTGGGAGCAGGCGCAGGGCTTTCAGCTGATGCTCGATTTGGGTGAGACAGAAGATACAATCGCAGAAAAGACCGGATTCAGTAAGAAGACTATTAAGCATCGCTTGAATATTGCAAAGCTGGATTCCAAAACTTTACAGGAGAAGGAGAGACAGGATGGCTACCAGCTGACACTTACAGATTTGTACGAGCTGGAGAAGATTAAGGATATCAAGATCAGAGATAAAATCTTGAAGGATTCTACGGATTCTAGGGACCTGGCAAGACGTGCAATCAATGCTCAGAGAGAACAGAAACGGCAGGAAAATATGAAACTTTATGTTGCCGCAATGAAGAAGTTGGGATTGAAGAAAGCTCCGAAGGAAGCAAATACTGAGTTTTATTCAAATAAGTGGGAGCGTATGCAGGAGTATAGCCTGGATAAAGAACCACCTAAGGAGATGAAGTTCAAGGATAATGGCGAGCAGATTTTTTATCTGGAAAGATATGGAAATATATGCGTGATCCGTAAAGCCAAGAAAGAAAAAAAGGTGCTTTCTCCAGCAGAAGAAGCAAAAAAGCAGAATATGCGTAACAAGAAACAGATCAAGGCAATTCTGAAAGAGGCGGCAAATACAAGAAAAGTATTCATTGAAGGTATTTTGTCTGGAAGAATTGACAAAGTCACAGATGAGAAACAGGTTGAGGCAGATCTTTTTGAACAGATGATGCAGTGGGAAGCTTTCGCAGGGCATAACAAGTTGATTCAATTTTTTGTTGGCTGTGAAGTCTATAATGCACCGAAAGAAGAAATCGAGGCAGCAAAGAAGAAAATGCAGGGGCTCAGCGTACTGCAGAAACTTCTCTGCTTAGTATCGGCAATGGTTGCAGACGCAGACTTGGTTGAGTGGAATTATACATACAGCACAACTAGGGGCGAGAAAGTAAAGGCGTTCTACAAAGTACTGGAGCAGTATGGGTTCCAATTTTTAAATGATGAAGAAAAAAACGTGGTAGAAGGAACATCTGAACTGTACAGAAAGGAGAAGAAAGAGTGAGCAGAAGACCAGAGATAACAGCTATGTTGTCTCTGGCACTTGAAAAGAAAATCAATCCGTATAATGATCCACGGATATATTGGGCTAAGGAAGTGACATTTGATTACTCCACAAACCATGCAGTCAGAGTTGATTACATAAGATACAAACCTGTCAACAATACGGTGTCCGGAATAGAAAAAGGAGACTTTTACTGTTATGAAGTGAAATCATCTGTAGAGGATTTTCGATCAGGGCATGGCTTGAATTTCCTTGGAGATTATAATTACCTGGTAATGCTGGAGAAGACTTACGCAACGATTTCGTTGGAGGTCCCGCACTACGTTGGGGTTTATGTTTTGAATGGAACAGAATTAACCTGCATAAAGAAGGCCAAGAGACATGATAGGAGCAAACCGGTATCAGAAATGCTGCTTATGATGTTTAGATCAGTAGCAAGAGACAGGAGGCGGACATGCAGTGAAATTACGCAGGAGTAATGAATATATGTTTCAAATTGTAGAGTGCAATACTTATATGAAAAGAATTAAGGACGGAAAATATATCCGGCACTCTGAACAATACTCCGATGTTTATTACTATGTTGACGAAAATGCCGAAGAAAAGGAAAGAAAAGTAGAACCGGAAGAATGGGGCGGTAGCGATTTCGTAAAAACATATTATGAGGCAGTGGAGAAGAGATTTGTAGGCGTTGTCATAGGCATGAAGCTTATCACGCTGAAAGCAGAATTGTTTTGCGATAGTGCCTGTAGGCCAGATGGAGTAGAAATTGATTTTGTAAACCGAAATGATATAGAGAAGAAAAAGGTTGCCATTGTAGCATATGGGTGCAATAAAACAAGGCTTGTTCCGCTGGAACAGCTAAAGATCATAAGGAAAGTAGAGGAAAACGAGACATGAAAACAGGTAAATATGCGAAAGACGGAAGAGAGGGCGAGTAGTCATGGCAAAGCAGATGGTTTTGAACCGAAAGATGTACAAGGAAATTAAGAAAATGGATCATCAGGATATGTCCAACTACCTGTCACGTTATTACATGAACGCATACAACCAGGGCAAGGAAGACGCGGAAGGGTTGAAGGCAGACGAACTGAGAGAAGTTCTTCTGACGGTAAAAGGGATTGGGCCAGCAAAGACGGAAAACATTGTGGAGGCGGTCGAGAAGGCTCTTTCAGAGAAAGTAAAGCATTAAAACTGCTAAAGATACATGGATGGATCTTAAGAAAGGAGTGCTGACAATGGAAGAAAAGAAGGTATGGTTAGAAGTACCAAAATTTACAGGTGAGAATGTTCCGGTGAATGTGGCAGCGAGGGTGATGAAAAAGGATCAGCAGTTTATTCGCCAGGGCATCATCCTTGGATTCCTGAAATTTGGAGTCGCCTTCAAAAAGGAAGGGAGCAGCCAGTATGACTACTATATTTCACCAATAAAGTTTTGGCAGGAGACAGGATATGTTTATGATGGGGCGAAGCAATAG